CGGACGATCTTACTGCGGCCATAACCCCGCTTATCGTGGGGCCTGGAAGCGATCCGTGGGCGAATACTGGCTTTACGGACGGAATGCTCTCTGTTGATGGGCTGCTTGCTCAGACCAACACCGAGTATCTGAACACCGGAGTGAACGTGTCGACTGCTTTTCCCAGTAATGACACCGCTGGGTATGCGCTATACTGCAAATGCACGAATGCCAGCTATCGGTTTAACGGCGGCATGTTGTGCTATGCGGCTTATCGACAGTGCGGGATTTGGGGGAACAGCGGGACAAATTTAGGTTTGTCGGCTACGAGTGCCCATTGGAACATCAATCCGGCTCAGGTAGCCGGGCCGGGAGCTACTTTTTACTTTGCCTCAGCGAGTCGGACTGATGCGCTAGCGGTCGCCGCGTATCAAGCCAACTCCAGTGTGGGCTTTAACACGTTGGGGACCGCGAACAGCGCGTCTAACGTTCGTCCTAATTTGTCTCTGGGCATCAATACGAGAATAGGAGCCGCGCTGTTCCCGAATGCACCGAACTACTACTCGTTTGCCTCAATTAGTCTGGGGCTGACAGCGGCAGAGACGGAGGACCTATACGACGCGGTCCAGGCGCTGCGAGTGTCCTTGGGAGGTGGATATGCTTAGTTCGGATTTAATTTTTGTCCACATCCCGAGAACCGGGGGCCGGAGCGTTTTGGATGCTATCGGAAAACCTTTTGCTGAAAATCAGCATACCAGCATCCGGGAGCATTGTGAAAAGCTGACTGAGGAAGTTGTTCGCAGCCGCTTCGTGTTCGCGACCGTGCGGAATCCCTGGGAACGGGCAGTGTCGTGGTATCTGTTCTTCGGTTTGATGGGCGACCCATACATGCTTCGACCTTTCGCGGAGTGGATCGTGACCAAGGATTTCAGCAAGCCGGAACCGGGTCTTCCTACTTTTCCTCTCAACCAGTTGAGTTTTTGTCGCAGCGCCAGCGGGGAAATCCTTGTGCAGCAGTTTTTGCGGTATGAGGCACTCGCCGAGGATTTTGTTCCGATAGCTGCTCTGTTACGGGTCTCCCCAGAACTGAAAAACCTCGGGTCAGACGAGAAGCTGGAGAATGCGAAAATGAGGGAGGCCCTATACAAGCAGTTCCGGCTCCCACGAATTGACCTCGTGTCAATTGCTAAGGACTATCGGGCGGCCTACACTACGCAGGCGGCCATCGACGCAGTAGCTCGTATCGAGGCGGACCTTATCGACCGCTTTGGATACCAATTTGGAAAGTGAGAGAACTATGAAAGACGAAGCATCAATGGAAGCACTAGCGGCAAACTTTCGCTATATGCAACTTTACGCCCACCTTGGGCACAACAAAGTTTCCGGGCCGAACTTCTTCGAGGATCATCAATACCTCGGGGACCTGTATGGGGTCTACGAAGGCGTCTACGACGACCTGATCGAGCGCATGATCGGGCTCGGAAAGGCTCCAGACATCAAGGAGATCAACGACGAGGCCAACGAGTATCTCCAGGAAGCGGAGCCGACCGCCGGGATCGGTTTCTTTTCGCATCTCCTGGAATGCGAGGAGGAAATCTGCGAGATGGTTGAGAAACTGGTGAAGACTGACCTGAGTCAAGCCACAATCAACCTGCTAGTTCAGTTCGCGGACGACAGCGAAAAGCGGCAATACAAGCTCCGGCAGAAACTGGGCGAAGCGGCGCTGAATGAGCGCGCCGGGGATGCCCTGGATCGGCTGGCGGCGGTCCGGCGAAAGGATCGAGACTAATGTTCAGAGTTGACGACATCTGGGATGAGGCCCGGCGGATTTTGGGCTCGTGCGACGAGCCTAAGATGTTTCGCTGGCTGAGTGATTCGGTGTCTCTTATCGCCAACAAGGAAGACCTTGAAGGCTGGAAGGGATACCTCGACATCTGCACTACCGGGTGCGCCAGTTGCGACGGGAACACCCAGTGCAACAACCCGGCGGGGTGTGGCCGCAGGATGGTCGCGCTTCCCCGGGAAGTGGAGACTGTCATCGGGGTGAACATCGGCGGCCAGCCGGTGCTCGGCTATGGGCAGCTTTTTTCGTTTCACCTGAACGGCCCCGGCGACTGCCGGACCGTCTGCGAGTGGAAGTGGCAGGATGCCGGTAACTTTCACTGCACCTACCGGGACCTGATCGTTCCGGCGAAGCTGGTGGCTTATCTCCAGACTCCGGCGGACAACGGGAAGCAGGTCATCGTCTACGGGTTTGACTCGGCGGGCAATGTTCTTCGTCGGCAGGTCAACGGCGTGTGGCAGAACGGCTACCAAGTTCCTACCATCTACGGAGTGGCCGTTCCGGATGTCGGCGCGCCCGATGTAGCCCGGATCACGGGGCTTTACAAAGACCCCACCATCGGTAGCGTCCGACTGTCTACGATAGACAACTCGGGGGCTACGGGAACACTCCTCACCGTGATGGAGCCGGACGAAACTCTTCCGCAATATCGGAGGATTCAACTGAACCGCTCCTGCAACTGGGTGCGGATCGCTTACCGCCGGTCCAATCCTACTTTCACGTCTCGGTATGATCACGTCCCCTTGAAGAGTCGGGTGGCTTTCCTCCTGGCGATTCAGGCACGCAAGCACTACTCGGACAACCAGATTGCGGAGGCCCATTCCTATGAAGCCGATGCGGCTAGGATGGAACTCGAAGCTCAGATGATGGCGGAGCCGCCGGTCTATAACCCAATCCAGGTTATCGACATGAGCAATCCGCGCGATAAATACGACTACGACATCCGGTAATTATGCCTCCAAGTCCTGGCACTAGAATCATCGATCACGACAACACCTTCTTCTCGGGGGTGAAGTCGGACTCTGACCCTGGTCAGATTCCGATGGGGTATGCCTGGATGGCGATCAACATGCTGAACGTCGGCGGGACCATGTCCTGCCGACCCGGCTATCGGTGTATCGTGACTTTGCCGGACGGGAACCTCCAGGGCAGCCGGATATTCCGCCCGGCGGAGGGCCTGGAGCAGATGATCATCGTGATCGACGGTCTGGTCTACGTTGCGCCGTGGCCCTTTACGAATTTTCAGGTCCTTTCGGGGCTCCAGTTTTCTCCGTATGCCCGGCAGGTCTTTTTCGAGCAGGCCACTCAGTCCGCAGAGCGGATCGACGACAGCTTCACTTCGGCGATTCGGGTCATCCCGCTCCGGACTTTGATGATCATCCAGGACGGTGGCCTCACCGCGCCTGCATGGTATGACGGGGCGAACTCGGCGCATGATGCAGGCAAGCGTTACGGCATCCCGGCGGGCGGAGAGATGAAGTGGGTAGGCGACCGGCTGTGGGTGGCCTCGGGTAGACAGGTTTTCGCCAGCGACATTTCGAACCCGCTCAGCTTTCGGGAGTCCGATTACCTGGGCGGGCAAGTCTCGTTCTTTTTCCGGTCAGAGGTCACCGCGATGGAAGTCACTCCGTCCATCGAGGCTCCCCAGTTGATGGTGTTCACGGACACGAATGGCTCGATCCTGCAAGCGAACATTCGGGACCGGGCGGCTTGGAACACGACCGCGAATTTCCAGGAGGAAGTCATCGGGGTAGGTTGCACCGCGCCACGCTCGCTCGTGTCGCATTACGGACGGCTGATCTGGTATTCCCCGGCGGGAGTATCGATCTACGACCCGGCGACCAGCGGAAAGCTGACGACTCGTTTGCCGGTCCGGGATAACGAAATGCTGGTCAGCAAGGCCACCGTGGGGGAGGACCTCGTCGGAGTTTCGGCGGGAACCTTCGGCCAATATCTGATGATGTCGGTTCCGGCGGAGGACGTCTACAATCGGCACACCTGGGTCTTGAACGGGGCGAGCCTCACCTCCTTGGCGGATGATTCCGGCCCTTCGTGGGCGGGCTACTGGCTCGGGACGCGCCCGGTAGAGTGGATGAGCGGGCAGGTGGCCAACGCGGAGAGAATCTTTCACGTCTCGGTCGATTTCGACGGTAAGAACCGGCTGTGGGAAGCTTTCCTTCCGGACCGGCTGGACAACAAGTGTCCGATCACCTGGGGGCTCTTGTCTCGCGGCTATTTTGGTCCGACTTCGTCGATCCAGGAAAAGCCTCCGGGGGTCCGTTGCCGGTTGGCCTGGGTGGACGTGGCGCTTGCGGCCATCGAGGAGGATTTGAACCTGGGGGTCTTCTACGCGGGCGGGACCCGTGGAGCTTTTCGTCAGATCATGAACAAAATGGTCTCGGTCGAAAAAGGCAGCTTGAAGCACGACCAGATTTTGGACGGGGAGACGGTTGTCTACGCATTCAAGCCGCAGTCGCGCCAGCTTAGGACGGAGGACGCGAATCAGCAGGTTCCGGACACCGAGCAGGGCTCGTGTGCGGTGGAAACGCTGGATCAAGACAACATCGACCGGACTTTTCAGTTGCTGATCGTCGGGCACGGCCCGGCGACCTTGAAGTGGATCAGGCCCTTTGCTTTCCTGGTCCCCGAAGATTTTTCTGGCGACCCGACCGCGTGCGAGGACGAGACCCCTTACAAGGCGGTCCGATTCGACGGCGTCGGCACCAATCAGCCCGAATATGCCGATGCAGTTGCCGATCTTGCGATCCGTCCTCTGGCGGATTTCACGGCGAACAAGACCGTCCCGGTA